AGATGGGGCTGCTTCAGAGCCATCTGCAATTACAGCATAATACCTTTGACACCTAGCTAAAGTAGTTCCTATGTCCTCGTTCTGAAAAGGCGTTGCAACCTCTCCTGCTTCTAACTGAACTCCCGTAATTTCAAATGTTGCATTTAATGTATTTGAAAAAGTTGTAGTGCTTACTCCATTAGGTAAGCTAACACCTGATGAAGCAAGATTTGCCCAAGCTGAAGCTGTGTCTGAACTTGCCACTCCATCTAAAACAACATGAAATAACCACCCTTGAGTGGTATCTGCACCACTATCTAGTGCCGCAGTATCTGCGGGGATGGAAACACTTATTCTTTCCCATGTATTTGCAGAACTTATAGTAAAAGGTATTCTAATAGCCTGTGTTGTAGAATGTTGATATGCCATTATTTCAACACCGTATGTAGTTGCTATTGACGCTCTTGCGTAAAAACTAAATGTTGATTTAAGGGCGGCTGAAGTACCAACTCCTAATCTATGGGTATCTCCTTTTTCTAAATAAGTTCCTATAGCAACTGCTTCACCAGAAGCTGGAACACTACCTTCTGCCGTAGTGCAAGTTACTTTAAGTGCTTTATCTAAACTTGGTTCGCCTGTTACTGTAGCATCTACCTGCTCGTGTTTAAACTGAGCATTTGACCAAGTTCCACCTCTACGGTGTGAAAACCTGTCTATGGTAAAAACACCACCTGAGTTTTGCAGTCCTGTCGTAGAGGTTCCGCGTTGGGCTATTCTCATCGCACCATTAGTTATGATATTAGACCCCGTAATTCCACCTACATCAGCAGAACCAGCTAAATTTGCAAAATCTCTTGCTCTACTCATGTGCTACTCCGGTTTATTAGGCCACACCACTTCGTCAAGTGATGAGTAAGTTTTGGTTATATCGCGCAGTGCCTGACGGTAGGCTGTGCGTTCTGCGGACATGGTAAGATCAGACGATGCCCACCAGTCTGTCTCAGAAATACGGCGATTACGCTCTTCGCGCAGTAGCTTCATCGGTTCCAATTCGTTAAGTTCAATTAACTTTGTTTTTACTGTGCCCCATGTTATTCCCGCCTTTTCCCAATCATCTGAGGCATCAGATAGTATAGCTGAACCATTCTCATGTACGCCAACTACAAGGCGAAAGGCTGCATTAAAACTAATCGCGTCTGTAGGCTCATCGTATAGTACGAACTGGCAGTTTGGGTCTAGTGCTAGGATTGCGTCTTCTACTGTTGCCATGATTTATTCTACCTAACCAAACCTATAGTGCCAAAGGTATATCTATTAGCACCGCTACCACTATAAAAATTTACACCATTATTATTTTGCCAATAAATTATGTCATTCGCTAAACAAGAAAGAAGAATAGACCCACGGTTTACTCTTTGTGTCTCAAAAAAACGTGCTTGAATTGAATTTGTTCCTGAACGGCCTCTGTAAACATGAATTTCGTGGTTTGTACTTGCCGATATAAGCCCACCATGAGAAACCATATAAAGGCCGTCTACAGGGCAAGTAAATTCCCAGTTAGTGGTACTCCATAAAGATGAGTCACCATCTGCCACATTATCGAATTGCATACGACCAGCAGACATAGTTTCGTAAGAACCAGTACCACCCCCAAAATCAACGCTAACATAAGGTCTTTGTGAAATTACAACACGCCCACTACTATCAATCGTTAGCGCACTGTTCGAATTAGTTGGGTCTTGGATTTCGGTGACTTTTAATATGCTGGTCATGCACCAACCTCCATCACTACAAAAGAAGATATGCCAACTCGATTATTACCACCACCGTTAAACCACACCGACCCAGTATTCGCTCCATATCGGCACATCTGTATTTTATAAGTTATTGCAGAAGTTGTAGAAGGTGAGTCAAGGTAACATATAGGATATGTCGGGTAGTAATTTGCACTAGAGTAGCTATAATAATGTTGATTGCTACTATTCAAATTGTTTGGGTCAAATACTTCAGTAGAGTCTCTTAAAATCCGTATTGCACCGCCATTTGACGCAACATTATACCCATGTATAAAAGTGCTTATCAGAAAGGTACTGGTCGTTGCAGACGGAGTAATGCTTAATGATAAACAATCTACAAAAGACTCAGAAGCTAAGACTATTTTAGTATTAGATTCCGCTCTTTTTACTTGCAACACATGACCCGGAATATACACCCCGTTGTTTGTAGTCTTCTCATTTATTGTATCTACAAATAATGTTGACATGACTGTCTCTTACTGTGCCTTATAAATTATAAATCGGGTTCCGTTTGTTTCTAACCTTGGCGCATACCCAGTTGCATTTCCATTTGCGGCAACCACACCTACTGCGCCATGTCCATATACTCTTAGTGTATTGTCTTTTGAGATGGTGTGAAATCCTGTTGAAGTGTAGTCATCAATTTCTGAGTTTGGCGGTATTTCAAGAATATCATTATCTGCATACTCAGAAGCATGACCACCAGAGCCTGTGACATATATCTTTTGCAGGATTTGAAGTTTGTAAGGTAAAGAAATATTGTGCGTGATAGTTACCCATGTGCTGTCTGCAATGCTTATAAAGCCACTGTCATACACCTGTTTAAGGTATCCAGTTATAACAGGCACATCAGTTCCTGCCGCATCTTTTATCTGGTCTACATTTAGTATTGAAGCCATCTGTGCCTCACAGTATTGTCAGATTACCGTTGACGGTAATTGTAGTTGATGAACTTATGGTCAACGGACCAATCGCTAATGCGTTTTTGGTTGATGCTATTGTAGTATTTTCACTCACACTTTGTCCATTGGTGCGGAATACAGCCGTATCAACTGTGGTATTAGTTGTTTGAAACTGTGTGGCTGTAATCTCAGCCGCAAATGTACCACCACTAGATTTACTGACTGTATCTGTTACGGTAAAAGCACGGAAGGCACGGATGACCAACTCATCGTTTGCAGCCGCACCAGATGCTAATGTAATTGTATCCCCGTTACTGGGGGTAAAATCTGTACTGTCAAGGTGTATACCGTTTAGGTATACGTCTACATCGTTACCAGAAAAAGCCAGTATCGCACCATTAGCATCCGCACCTGTAAATGCAGTCTGACTTGCTGTTGCTGTATACTTAAACAACTGCATTGCAAAGCTGGTGGGCTGGTCTACGGCACGACCAAAAAAGCGCACGGTAATTACATCGCCATTAGCTGGTGCGGCAGAGAAGGTTAATGTTGTTCCTTGCGCGGTATATGCTTTGCCTATTCCCGGCTCTTGCACTACGTTACCAATTGTTACAATTAGTGCCTCACCGCTAACAACACTTTGCGCTAACGTAAACGCTGTGTCATTTCCGTTGCCAGTAAACCTTTGAAAGGTTATGTCGCCTACATTTGGGTCAATACCTATATATGCCATTAGTTATCCCGCTATTTCCATTAAAGTAACAGTGCTAACAGGATTAGTGTCATAAAGAGCCTGTTGTTGATTTTCACTTGTTCTATTTAAATAAAGGTTATAGTTTTGCCAAGCATACCAAGAAATTGCAAAGTTATAAGTTATTTGCGAAGTGGTGTTTGGGTGATCAAGCAAACTACAGCTAAAGGGAGCTATAGTATAGTTGCCAGTAGTAGCCGAACCACCAGCCACGAAGTAGGTATTTACAAGCCCTGTGCCTCTAGGAGTGCTATTTGATGTTTGTCCTCTTATGGCATTGCCGCTTGAATCAGAAAGATAAGAACCACCGCAAGGTGATGTATCTGTATGACTAGTAGTCGCAGTCGTTGCCGTAGCATTTTTAATAACATGAATACCAATGTCATACCATAAGGTTGCGCCTATATACACTGTAGCTTGGTAAAGTACTTTACTACTTGTTGAGATAGGTGTGATAGAACAATTTAATCCTGTTGCAACCTCCAGCTTACCATTGTCTGATACGTTACCTGAACCACTTAAAGAAAATATAAAATCATCTGGGTAATTTGTTGTCACACATTGTATTACCGAACCAGCAGGCATACTTTGAGCTTGTACTTTGCTTAATGGCATTTCAAACTCCTATCCTACCAAAAATCCGCTAAAGCGAATGTCATAGGTCCCGCTATTATCTCCATAAAGATAACCGTTGGCGACATTTACGCGAATATAATCTCCAGCCGTCAACGCTACAGTTCCTGAACAAGCCATATTAGGATAGCTGGTAGTACTATTAAAATAAGCATAACTATGAGTAAAAACTGTATAACTAGAACCAGTATTTGTTGAGCGTTCAAGTTGAACTTTAACCGCCGATTGGGCGGCTACTTGACCGCCACCTGAATTACACCCTAAGGCAGAAAAATTAAAGTTATAAATGCCAGCGATAGGCACAACAAACCTATCGTTAGATATGTCAAAATGTGAACCAACATTTGTGTGTACTGTATTAAAATTAACAACACCAGTATAAGCTGATGTGCTAGATGAATCTTGAGCTACAAAAAAAGCTGGCCTTGCTGGCGTAAGTATGCGACCAGTGCTATCAATTGTCATAGCTGTATTAGTGCCGCTACTGTCCTTTATTGTCGCCAAATCTAACTCAGTTGCGCCTATCTTGGCTTTTGTCACGGCATCGTCTGCCAGCTTCGCAGTTGTAATAGAAAGGTCTTGTGGTTCCAGCCGTGTCGTTACTTCTGCCTGACCACGGTAAATAACGTACACGTTACCTGTGCCCGATGGCGGAGCCTCGTCAAACGTCAGAGTAGTTCCTATGGCTGTGTATGACTTACCAGAGCCGGGTTCCTGTTGCACGTTTCCAACGAATACCTCTAGCTCTTCACCAGTGTTCACAGCGCGGTTGAGGGTAAACGTGGTCGCCGAACCTGTGCCGTTGAAAGACTGACTTGTTGTCTTTGTTAGTGTTTTGTTTGGTTGTGCGCCAAGGTATGCCATTAGTTACCCCGCTATTTCTGTGACGCTAATAAAAGACACACCTCTTTCATACTGGTCGTTATCTGCATCACCCGCCGTTCTGTTGGTGTACCATGTATAAGTAGAACCTGACCCTTGATAAACTGCCACTTTGTAAGTTATTTGGCTTGTTGTTGAGGGTGTGTCAAAATATGTATAATATGCGTTTTCTGGTGTAGATGAATTATTAGCAACATAAATGCTAATACTTGAACCCATGTGAATGCCTATACTTTTATTGCTAGCAGTAGGCGCACTTAGCTTTGTGCTATCTCTATAAAAAAACCAATTTGAATTCCACGTAGGGGATTCATTTGACCATTCACCAGTTACCGCCGCATCAATTCTTATAATGCTACTGGTTGATGTAGGAGTAATGTTTACCGCTAAATGGTCTAATGATACATTTGTGCTGTCAGCAACAGAGGTGCTGGTTGTAGACGTGTACTGTGTGTTTTGTACTTGCAACACAGAACCAGTAGGCATAGCCGCAGAAGTAATTGCGCCACTTGCTAACTGACTCGAACCTACGGAATTAGTAGGTAAAGAGGCTATTTGATTTGCGCCTATTGTACTTAATGCCATCAGGTAATCTCCAATACAGACAGGGTAACGTCCGCCGCTGATGCTTGGCTTGCTGTTATTCTCAAAATGTCAGAAGCGTTCATCACAATCTTTTGGTCACCGCCAACTGCTACCAGTGACGAGCCAACAGGAACAATAGCTGACTTTACAATATGCACATTGTCGCCATCGTTATTAATTAACTGTACGTTTACCGTAATTGAAACTGTTAATATGTTGGCAATGTTTAGACCAATGATTGTTGTCTCTGTCGCGCTGGGGCAGGTGTAAACATCTGCGTTAGATGTCCCTACTGCGGTGTCTGTAAATGTTTTAAATGCGTTAGCCATTTTTCTATCCCAATGCTATTGCGAATGCCAACGCATTCGGGTCTTGTTCTGTAAAGTTCTGCGCTACATTACTTGCGTTGTTAAATATCATCTTCTGTGCTGGCAACGTACAGAAGATAGTGCGAGTGCCTGATGTCCAGTTAACAGCGGCATCAGAATTGCTAGACTGCAATATTGTAGTACGGGCCAAGGTTGTACCAGATGCAGTATAGGTGCCAATACCTATCTCAAAGTCGGTTCCGTCTGTGCAACAATAGTATGTAGTATTTGAATTACCTATCTGACTGAAAGCCTCAAAACCAGTTAGCGCACCAGCAAGCGTATATGTGCCTGTGCCAGTGGTAGTCGTAGTCTCTTTAATTCGGTCTTTCAGAACAAGAGCCATTACTTCAACTCTATTGTAAGATTCCCAGCGTTGATACGGAAGATATCTCCCGTAGCAATAGTCTTGCTTGCGTCCAATGCACCAACAAATAAAATGTTACCGCTTGAGGCCGCATCTACAAGAAATGCGTGAGTCACAGTATTACTGGTTCCAGTTGATGCTGGAAACTCAATGTTTGCTGCATTTACAACTGTCTGTTGATTTGTACTAGCAGAAGCTAATGTCCAGTTTGCCGCTGTAACCTGCTGCCTTGCATAAGACCCAAAGGTCGCCTCAGTTAAAGAACCAGCCTCTGCGTCAGAGACCGCTGTTGCCAAGCCAACATATATACTGTCGCCTGGTGTTGCGAATGAACCAGCATTATTCTTGAAAATAAAACCAAGTATTTTATTCTCAAGGTAAGTGGTTGCTGCGTTACTTGTTGCCATTTGTTACTCCTAAGTCCTTGGCCTATTAGGTAAGCCCCTACGATTCGCATCTGAGTTTTCTCTGGCTTCTGCCAAATCCTTCAAACGCTGAATCTCCTGCGCGAACCTTTGTTCGTACAGTTGCATCATATCCTGCTCACCTTTCATGTAAGTATACGCTTCCACAAGTGAGCCGTAAAGAAGAGCGTTAGGGGCATTGTCGCTCAACCACGATGTTGCAGAATCTGCGCCAGCAGTGATACTGGCAGGTCTATAGTAATAGTGAAGCTCTACTGTGTAGTTGCTGTCTGGGGTGGGACTGACAACAAAATTATCTACGTCATAAATACTGTAGTATTTTGGTCTAGCATTCGCGCCTGTGTCTATAGAATACTGCTGGACAAAATTCACATCTTTAAAGTCTAGAAATACTTTGTTTGACGCCGTTGTTATTTGCAAAGAAAACGGTGCAAGATAGTCTGATGGCACAGACAAAAAAGGGTCAGCATTTGTTAAAGCAGACGTAGCGTTTTTACGGAACAACTCAAGGTCAACAAGTGTAAAGATACGATCTTCTGCGCCACGAATGAACACAGGTAGATTTGTAACAAAAGATGTTTCAGTGTTTTCTGCAAAATCTTGGATAGCTTGTTTGAGTTGTGCGTATGTAAATGACATGTTACCTGCTCACTATACTATTGTTATGTTTCCAACCATGCTGCCGTGAACAGTGCACTGATACACCAACGAAGTATCACTAGGCTCATGTGGCACAATGAATTGAGTCAACCCGGTGGTGCTGTTGTAATTATCCGTAACTCCTGTCGTAAAAGCAGACCCTCCAGCAGATGTTCGTATCTGCAAAGGATGACTACCGACGTAAGAAGTATTGTCAATTAAGTAAGTATGACCTTTGTAAAAGGTAAAGTTAGGATTGTTACCAGCAGTAGCACCTGGACCAGAAAAGGTATAGGCAGATCCTGTAGCTGCTGTTGTTGTGTACTTAGTTGTAGGACCGCTAACCTCATCATTTAGTCTTATCCAATTACCACCGTGGGCAAAATACATACCACCATTTGCATGAACGTGAGCAATTGCACCATGATAAGTTGATGCGCTGGGCAAATCAGTCAGAGCAGCATAGTAAAAAACAATTTTGTTTGCGCCAGTGCTAACATCAATAAGACCATTTGTGTCGATGAGATCAGTTAAAGTTGTACCGTTACCCAACGCATTGTAGATTTCGTTGAAGTTGTCGTTTATCTTATCCGCTCCGACACGAAGGGTATCACCTGTGCCATCATTTGCGCTTGATCCGATTCCTACTGTTTGTTTAGCCATTTAGCCCTCGTCAAAAGTCTTAGTTGCCGAATCGAGTGTAACATTTGTTGCATCAAAGGTCGATGCTGTTGATGGTGTTGCTGTCCCCGGCCCAGAGGTCGCATTGTCACCGCCGCCTCGTGCGTTACCGATTGTTGCTGTTTCACCTCCGGTGATGGTGATTGTGTACGAATTAGCGTCGACAACCGTGATTGTATACCCCGTAGCTTTTTCAAGACTAGCTTCTGAAAATCCATCAAACGCCTCCACTTTACGAAAAACAACAGCATCTAATGTGCTGCGACCATGAGAAGGTTCAAACACCGTGATTACCGCAGAACCCGAAGAACCTGATTGAAATGGATTTTTTATCAAAAGCCTTTGACCAGCCACCTCGGTGCTTGTGTCTGGTCTGGGTTCAAAAAGTGCCTGTGGGTCTGAACCAGGGGATATGGGTTCTAACTGTGGGTGCTTTGGCTCATACTCATCTGGACCTACTTTAAGACCATTCCATTCCGTTACCATGTCAGCAAGACGATAACGAAAACCAGAACGGTCTGATATACCGTAAGCATATTTTCCAGATGCGTATCTAGCCATTAGTTTACCCGAAGATAAGAAATACTAGGCTGTAACTTTAACGGTACTCTATCTTCGTCCTCATCCGCTGCGCGTTGGAACTCTTCTTCATACACAGACTTCAAAAGTTGTACTCGATCTGGTGCTCTTTTGATTGACAAGTAGTACGACAGTCCTGCAACCATGCAAGGCAAAAATCGAAACGGTGCGTCAGTTGTGTTTGCTAACGTATCCACATCTTCAATTCGCTTTACATAATAATATACAAGCGTGTCGGTTGAGTTTTCTGGAGTAGCCCACAAAGTAATCTGCGGGGCACTCTGTCTATTATAATAAAACTGACTAGGTTTACCCTGAGTTGTTTTGTTGGGTATGCCTAAATACTCACCACGAGACATCCGTGTAAGTTCTTGGTCTACTCCGCTACGACGTAAAGACACTTCAAGAATGTCTGTGTGGTTAGCATCAAGAGTGTAAGTAGCCGTGCCCTGTGTTAAAGCTTGCGTTGCCTGCTTCACTGTCCACAAGTTAAGACCACGATTGGCCCAGTCAGCAAACATCAGATTCATAGAACGACGTGCTGTCTTGGCATCATACCCGGTGCGAACCTCAAGTCCACACCGCTCATATGCTTCTTCGATTATCTCAGCTACGTCGAGGTCGAAGTCTGTTGAACCTGAAGTTGCCATTTACTTCTTTCTCATGGCCTTTCCTTTTTTAGCCATAACAGGTTTTTTCATCATCATGCTGCCGCCGCCACGCATCATCTTCTTTTTAGCTGCACCACCACGCATCATTCTCATTTTTTTTGGCTTACGCTTTGTGGTGTCGTTACGACCTTTTATCATTTTTTGTCTTATTTTTATGGGCATCTTGTAGTCTCCTTGCCGAACGTTCGGCTATCAGGTTGTCAAAGTCATCATCATCATAGTTGTCATAATAACCTTTTTTCAGCAGCTTTGCACTTGCATCATCAAGTTTTGACAACCGTTGTATAAACACCATAGTTATGTCGTGTTGAAACGACAATAGCCAGATGTTCATCCCTTTTTGCGCAAACCATTTGTTTAGTGCCATGCATGAGATTTCAAGGTCTTCATACTCACAAAACGGTTCTTGCTGTGCCACAATGACAACCTCATGGTCGTCATTAAAATTATCAACCTCTTCATTTACAACGTCCCAGAAGTCATCTTCTGTTTCGACTACCTTTACTTGGTTCTCGAACCAAGCTTTCTTTGCGTATGGACAGGGCCAGATATTGTTTAACTCTGGGTCAGGAACACTAAGTTCCTCAACAATCCACTGTTCAAGCTCCTCTTTTACGTCCATTTCTTTTCGGCATTTCCATTGCACCAGCCTCTAACTTGCGCGGTGCACACATAAACTTACCTTTTTTTGCTTTTACGGTGCCGCCTTTTTTCTTAAAACCCATTTTGTTTCGGACATCTGTAGGCAGTTTTGGAAGTCCTTTATTGTCAGGGGGTATATCTTTTAGTGCCATTACTTCTTCTTCCTTCTTAGTGACTTAACACGACGTGGCTTACCAGCAGGCTGACCTATTCGTTTCTTCTGTGCTATTCTACTACGTTTTTCTGTAGCCGTCATCTCTTTGGTTGTCTTGGGTGTTTTACTAGAAATCCTTTTGCTGGGGCGACAATATGGAGTACCCCGTTTTTCACCTTTGCGTCTGCCACAGGCTTTCCCCGTGCGAACGTCCTTCCAGTCTTCTTTGAACCACCGTTTGAGAGCAAGACCAGCTTTTGTTTTTCTAACAGCCATATTCTTCCCATCAGCCTCTAATACTTACAATTATGAATATTCCTAATCCAACAAACATAGCAATTATAATTGACACTAACGTCCATTCCATAACTGCTTCTATCAAACGCTCCCGTTTTCTTTTCTTTGCCTGTCGTTCTTTTCGTAACTCACCTTGTACCTTTAACACATCTCTCCAAGCATTAAACCCATAATTGGCAACCAAGAAGTTACGAAGCTCTGCTTCCATCTTTTCTGCCTTCTTTTTTGCAGCATAAGTGTGTAAAGCTTCTTCTTCTACACTACCAAACCGTCTGCCCTTTGCCTTCTCATGCCCCTCTTTAATTTCACCTATGGCACCCATAAGTTTACCAATGTCTTTTGACATTGATGTCACTTCTTTGCCGAGGGCGAATCCTTTTTTAATCGCCTGGTATGAAGCTGTGGCGGTGGCGATTAATGTAACAGGATCCATTTATGATTGCGTTACCGCCCCCTTTGTTCTTTTACGTCTACCCTTCATTATAGCACCACATCCACGCGCCACTGCTGTCCCTTTGACGGCTTTCCCTCTGAAGGCGCGCTTGGGCTTCTGGTCGTGTATGCCACCATGGGCTTTCTTTGTTGACTTGCCATAATTGGCAGCACCGACTTTCCTGCACTTGGCGATGGCACCGCTTGCATATGCTGACGGGAATACCCGATAACGGGCTTTAACCTTGTGATAGCATGCATCTTTCTTACTCATTTCTTTTTCTTTCTACTTTTTCTAATGCTTTCTTTACCGCGTTTAAAAATACCTTCAACTTCTTTTTTTCCCATAACCTTTGCTCTTTGTTCCCCAACAGTTAAGATTTGTATTTTCCTAGCAAATGGTTTGTTTATTTTTTTAACTTTGTTGACAGTCGCTCTGGCATCAGCAGGTGTAGCAAATTTTATACGAACAGTATCTTTTGGATTTTCGTCCGTGTAAAGTCTACGACCACTACCCTTTGGTTTTTTACCTGTTCCAACTTTTGGGTCTGTTTTTTTAGCCATTATTTCTTCGCTTTTTTCTTCCGTCCTGCACAGTGTGCTTTTTCACTAAACCCACGCGGACGCTTACAGTTTATCTTTGCTTTGCGTTTCTTACTCCACTTGCGTTTTTGCGGTGGTTTGGATATCTGGCTTGCGAGTGACCCACGCGAGATTGCCATCATTCACCCTTTCTTGTAAGTAATAATCCCAAAGTTCAGCCAGCATCTTATGATTCTGATCTACTTTTACCGCTATAACAGCAGTCTCGGTCTTCAAATCAACCACAGTAAAAGCTATCCAGCCGATGAAGCCGAGCGTTGCGCCGCCAATAAAACTGTTCACGTTTAACACTTCCATCTCCGCCTCGCTTGCCTCAATCTGCTGTTTGGATCTTTGGCTGCCTTTGGGAACTTTTTCATCTGACCAGCACTTCTAGCGCAGAAAGACTTCCGTCTTTTAGCGTCCTTGCTGCCCTTTTTAACTTTACCTGTTACGGCTGTCTTTAACTTAGAACCAGGATTGGCGCGACGGTACGCCGCCACACCAGCCTTGGTCATGCCTGCCCCTGCTTTCGTTGGACGAAAGTTTTTCTTATTACGGGGCGGCATCTTACTTTTTTTACGGGTCATAGGACTACCCAAAGAAAGCAGTTATCGAGTCTATGTTTGTCAACGTAACATGGCATCCGTCATCAAATATTATTCCGTGGTCAGGGATAGTAATCTGAGTATCGTCACCTGCTACAAATGTCATGGTTAAAAGTGTTGTGCCACCAGAGCCACCAGTTTTGAAAACTGCCGCAGGAGACCCACTACCAGCAGAACGAACCACAAAAGCTTTTAACCGGGTTCGACCACCAAGCAGTACGCCTGTAGCTGTAGCAGTTTTTGCTGTAATAGAAGCAGCCATATCAGCCTCCTATTAGGCTGTAGATGCGCTAGATGAAATGCCGAAGAATTTCAATGCGACCACAGAACCGCTACCACCTGCTGCACCAGAAATTGCAATCTCAATCTCATCTGCCGCACCAGTTGCGCTAACTGCTGGACCTGTTGTGCCACCAGACATACCCAAGACTCCATTACAAAAATAGAAACCTTTAAATCCTGTTGCATCTAAATCAATTCCAGAGGCTCCATCAACAAAACCATCTGGGTCTGCGTCTGTGCCAATATCGTCCAATGTCACACTGTTCGCCGCCGCAGTTGTTACGGTAACAGCTACGCCCATTGGGATAAAATGAGCAGGCATTCCAATAGCAGCCTCTTTAAAAGATGTGCCAGATGCCGCGATTGTTATTGAAGTGCTATAGGTAGACAAGGTCATTTCATTAGTAAGAGCACCAGTTGTGGAGTTCTTAATGATTGTCTTGAATCCGTTTTCTGAACGGACGGGACCGTTAAATGTAGTATTAGCCAATTTGATCTCCTGTCTCGGCTAGTGTCAGCCACACCATGCGGCTGTCAGGGATATCTAAGTATACAATAAAAAAGGGCGAGTGAATACCCGCCCTTTAAAAAAGATGTTTCTAACTTTACGCTGCGCCGGGTGAACCGAAGATACAACGTGGGTCAGAGAATCCAAAGCTGTAACGCTCACGAGCCTTGAAGCGCATGTTACCAGTGTCGAAGTCTGGGTCCATTGCTGTTGACAGTGCAGTACGCTCAAAGTGCTTGAGGCCGTTTGGTGCATCTGTCTTGATGAAGAACGCATCAGTATCAACCAAGTAGTCATTGACAACGTAGCCTTCAGGCAACATGCCCATTGACTTGAGTGCGTTTACATCGTTGTCTGCTGTACCAACACGAAGGTTGGAAACCATCAGACGTTCCGCAACGAACTGAAGCTGACGTGGAATGATTAGCTTCGTGCCGCGAAGAGCGATGATTAGGCCACGCTCATCAACGAAACCAGCAATGCTAATCAGAGCGTCTTCCAAAGAAGTTTCATTCAAATCAGCAGCAGTTGATGGTTCGTTGGCGAATGTGCCACCTGATGTCAGCGGGTGTGACGCATCACAAAGAGCAACACCGTCACCGCCAGCAAATGCGCCAGCAGAGAATGCGTTGTTCAGAATTGATGCAGCTTTAACCTGCTTGGTGTGTGCCATAGAACGTGCAAGTGCACGAGTATAGCGTGAAGCTAGACGATCGTACAGATTGTCTTCCACAGCTTCTTCAGTGATTGAGAAGGCCATAGCCACTGTCTCGTGGTTGTAACGAGCAGTGTATGCTTCGTTCGCATCATCGAATGATACGCCCGAACCTTCACTTTTTACAGGAGCCGCGCCGAATCCTGACAGCATTACTTCTTCTTCAAATGCCCGATCTGATGTTTCGGTATCAAAGATTTCAGAATGCTGACCTTCGTAGCGACCATATTCCATGCCGAACAGAGCGTTAAGACCAGGCTCTAGTTCTTTGGCGAGTTGTGCTCTAGAAATAGCCATTACCTACACTCCCTTACGAAATTGCCGCTTCAGAATCAGCCTGAAGCAGTGCGTGATTGTTAAGCATCACAATCATAGGAATGCCAGCAGCAGCGAAGTCTTCATTCTCAACGTCATCTTGAATGCCTACAATCTTCAAAGGAAGAGAAGCATTTGATGAGTCAAGAGTTGCGACATCCATCTTTGCACTGGAAATGCCTGTGGTTGTGTTACCACTTGCACCACTATCTAACTGCGTATTTTCAAAAATAGCAGCTATGGCAGTGGCTCTGTCGGTAAATGTAGCATCCGTCGCAATAATGTAACGCTGCATCGGGTTATCGTACACAAATCCGACAATGTCGAAGTTTGTGTCCGCACCTGACCCAGGCCATGTATTTGAGAATACTTTTTTACCTGTAGTTGAGGATACATACTCACAGCCAGCAAAAACGCCAAGAGGAGCTTGAGTGTCAGCAGTAGCAGAACTAATGACGATTTCACCGCCATTGTCGCACTTAACTATTGAACCCTGAAAGATCGCGCTTGCGCCGCTGTCAATAAAGTATGCATTAGTACCGGAAGTAGCAGGAGTGCTACCAGCGGTATTAATCGGCTTTAGGCCGAAGGCAACATTAACATTTGCCATTGCTTACTCCTTGTCAAGTTAAGAAGGCTAGGGTTTATCCTTGCCTCCAAATGATACACGACTTTGCCTATCGTTATGAATAGGCATTGAGGGATGTTGTTCCCTCATAAGGTTTTGATCCACGGCATCCATTTGTGTGCGGGTCTGCTCCCGGAAATATTCAGTTCGTTCTTCTACCGTTTCTTCTGGGATTCGGGCCAACATTAAGCCACCAACCCCAATAACACCTGCATGTTGACCATCCTCAATTGTTGGGTATCGACCCTTTAATTCAGGATATTCGTCAGCACGAACAGGTTCCCATCCTTCCCGCAATCTAGAGGATACATTCATCGTGTCGTCTTCCCCCCGAAGAGAAGTGCGAATCCAACGATGTGAGTACCCTGCTGGTGGCTCTGGAGCCTCTAGCTTAGAAGGTGGTGTCCACGGCTTACGCCTTGTGGACTTTGCACGAGTTTGTGAGTCCCGTGAAACTCTTTTTGAATCAGCCATCTGTCTTACTCCTTAACATACTTAGCGTATTCTTCGAGCGGAACATTCAACCGCTTTGCTATCGCTATCTGCGATGGAGTCAGCTTGACTGTTCTGCGCCCCTTAGTTGACTTCGACCGTGAGGCCGTGGACTCAGCAGAAGCGACTCTGGGTCCTGTATCGCTTTTAGTAGGAGCCGCAAACTTATGCGGAAACTCTTTTTTTATGCGATTGTCAAGTTCATTATAGTACTCATCGGACTGCGGGTCAAATCCTTCGTCCTCAATTAATTGCCTATGTAAGCCAAAAGCAGCATATGTCATAGTCTGATCTGAACCAAACCACTCATTTTTTTCTGCCCACGCTTCCGCCTTTGGGTCGGGTTGTTGAGGCTGTGGTGGTGGTGCAGCAGGTTGTTGAGGCTGCTGCGCTGGTTCTTCAGCTTTGCGTTCTTGACGCTGTTTAGCTTGTTCAAGCTGCGCTTGGTCTAACGCCAAACGACTTAGATTTTTTTGCGCCTCGAACATTGCTTCAGCATCGCCATCATCATAGGCTTTTTGATACGCTTGCTTGGCAGACTCAATCTGAGAGTCGACTCGTGTACCAAACTCTGACGTGTAAGATTGGTCTAATGCATCAAGACGCTGTTTAAGCTCTTCGTTCTGTTTCTTCACAGCTTCAGCAAATTCAACTGCCGCTACGCGCTGTGCTTCTTCATCACGATATTTTTTTGTTAGCTTACTAATTCGTTGTTGAACATTCTTAGAATACTCTTGAAGCTCATCTTCATTAGCAGCTTGTGGCTGCTCTTGCTCTTCAGGTTGTTCTTCAGGTTGTTCTTCAACAGCTTGTGGCTGCTCTTGCTCTTCAACTTCTTCTTCTAATACAATTTCTTTTTCTTCAGCTTCTTGCTGTAATGCGTCGGTGGACATTATGCCGCTCCATACGTTTTGATATCGTCAGGATCAACGATGGTTGCAATGACTTCATCGTCATTGATGATTCTCACTTCGCCACCCTCAATTTGAAATCGAGAACCAGCGTAGCGTCCAATACACACCCAATCACCTTCTTTACACCAAGCTTCACCACCAAACTTATCAGGGTCTTGATACGCCAAGGGGCCTACCTTAACAACATAAGCTACAACGGTAGCACGAGCCTCTCGCTCTCTTGATTGATCGGGAACGTAAACTCCACTTTCAGTTTTTTCACGACCCATATATGGCATGACAAGTATGCGCCATCCAGTAGGCTGTGGGATTCGTTCTGTCAGGGATTTTTCTTTTGCAGCCTTTTCGGCCTTTGCTTTCGCTTCGCGTTGCGCGAGAACGTATTCAGGTACTATCAACGTCATTGATATATTTTGCCTTTGTCAGCAGGGCCTTCAGTTCATCAAGAGCAAAGGTGACACCCTGTATTTCACCGACTCTTGCGCGATAGTCTTCAATATCAGTAATACTACCACTGGTTATAGAGACACTAATATCTTCTATTCGATTATTCAAGACTTTTTGATACTTTGAAATAAAATCTACGATATCCATGTTTATTCGTGTTCTCCACCATGACCCCTGCCCAGGCCACCAAAATACTGAGGTCTGCGTTTTGCTGTTTCAAAAGTACCCAGTGTTATAAAGATTCCTGCTATCAACAAAGCATGAATACTAGCTGATATCCCAAACGCAGCTATACTTCCTATGTACATAGAAAAGATAATACACCACATCCATGCAAGAACTTGCATTACCATGTGACGTGTATTTATGTCAGGAATGTGGCGTAATGGATTCTTTTCAGAATCCATTATCAGTGCCCAAGTTTGTTTTATCATTTATGCAGCCAAATCTTCTATCGGTCCGCCTGAAGCATAAGAGTCACATACATTATCAGCAGCACACATAAATTTATACATCTGACAGTATCCGATCATACCACTATCATCACCAATACATTCCAACATTTCAGGTGTGATGTTGTATGCAGTACAACTTCCACAAGCTTCCTCTGGATTTGTTGACGGGCCATAGTTGAAGTCGTCAATCGCAACTTGCTTATTCTCTGCGTTGATTGCTGGATCCTGCGTAGCAACTGGACAAGCATCCTGCATCATGTCAACGGGTATGCCGTCTTGTATTTCCTTTGGCAAATCAAGATTTTCTGGGGATATTTTTATTTCTATTTTCATCTTATTCCCTTTCTCATATCCAACTGATTAAGTAAAACATTTGCTCTTGCGGCGGGTCCTATTTCCATTCTAGCAAAAGGTGGCGCACCCGAAGTGATGGTTGTTGTATTAGGTGTAAATACTTCAGGTTCAACAAATAATTCAGGATAGGCGTTTGTAATAGACCCAGGCATTGTTGAAAAGTCTTGAAAAGCAGTAGGCACAGCTTCCTGTTGTGTTCTAGCCGATTCATCTTCAAATCGACCACCTGACACTGTTTGATTTAACTCAGGGCGACGAACTGTGTCAACCACTTGGTCTACCTCTGCGTCTGGTATTAAACTACGAATACCGCTCATCAAATTTCTACCAAGATCACGTCCTGTCTCAAGAACACCAGCACCAAAGTCACGTCCTCTTTGCATAAGATCAGAACCGGCCTCACCTATCTTGTCTATTGCTCTTATACTGGTTTCAGGTGTTGGTTGTAAGATACCACCGAATCCGCTCAAGAACCGATCGACAAAGCCACCCTGTGGTTGTTCAAACCCTTGAGGTAACATTTCAGGTGCAGCAAAACGTGTGCGGTTTCTCGCCTCCAACGTACCAAGACCGGGCATCATAGTACCCAAAGCAAGACCAGCAATGCCTTCCTCAAAACCTTGAGGTCTTACACCTCTTACACGATCACCGTATAAAGACGCTTCCCCCTCTGCGCTACCTAAAATTGATCCAAAGCGTTCCTTTGTTGCAGGGGTCACATAATTTATAAATTTATTCTCAAGTATTTCTTTTCTTTGTTCTGGAGTCAGGCTTCTACTGTAATCCAAATCTTTTGCATCAAAAAGATTAGCAAAAATTCCTCTAGTGAGAACATTGCTATCCCCGAATGGATTATTTAGACTCGCGCCTGTGTCTAATAAAAACGATTTGTATGCGTCAGACCTTTCATCGCCGTACCCAAACTGAGATAATAATTGTTCTTTTTGAACGTCACGCTTATTAAAACCAGATATCTTGCCACCTTTTATTAGGTTACCAGATATTGTGGTGCCGCCCCTTGGGTCCGAAAATCCGATTGTTGTTCGACCTGTTGCAAGCTGTCTTGCAAAATTAGAATCTCTTGCAGCCTTCAGTGCTGCTGCTTGTTGCGCGATTGCTTGATTGTTGTCGTCATCACTGCTAAAGTCTCTTGTCCTGCCTTGTTGACCAGTTGGACTGCGGTCATAGTTTGTGCCGCCCCCACGAGCGTCGGCTCCTCCGCCTTCAAAATCAGCAAAATCGTCACCAAATGTAGACATTATCTTAGCTTCGTTGCTCTAGGATTACCCATGTAGGCTCGGCCCATGCCACGGACAAAAGCACCATCAGCGGCTTTAATAACCTTTTTATCATCGCCACGACGCTTCAACTTTTTGCCTTTACCTAACATTACATTAGGATCCACTTCTTCCATCATAGGAACTTTTGGAGCGAAACGAGTCCCGCCTTTTTTAGGAATGTATGTGCGCGCACCGCTTGGAGTTTCACCCTCAATAGGAGCGGTGGCAGCTTTACCTTTTTTAGCTTTTAATACCATGTTAGTGTCCTCATTCGCGATGCGGTCAGCTTCTTTTGCTGCGTCTTTGAAATCTTGTATGCGTTTGTTAGCGCGTTCACGCATCTCATCTAAAACGTCTTTGCCAGAATCTTTCTTTTTTCTACCAGCCATAACTAACTTCTTCGCTTCGTTATATGGAATGCCAAGGTCATCAGCAAACTGTTTAATTCTAACCATGTTCCTATCCTACACTATTTTTTTCTAGTCAACCAGCTTTACAATATACTCTTTGCCGTCGATGCCAACAGCCACTTCAACCTGTCGTTTCTCACAGGAATAACGTGTGTCTTTCCTGTCTTTCCAACCGTTACGTTCTATCTGACGTTTGACTTTCAAACACTCAGACATGCTCATAGGTCCGGTGTGCTCTATGATACCACCGCTTAGATACAGCAACAATGTCATTGTTTTAATGACCACCGTTTCGCAACTTCTCTATGTTCTGTTCAAGGTTACTTATGCGCTTCTCATAAAAATCTAATGTCAGCTTCTGCTGTTGGTCAAAGGGTGCTTTGCCTGATTCGATATTAACCTGAAGTTTTTCTAACTCTCCAGCTAGGTGCTCTATTAGCATGTACTGTTCTAAGTCAGCAGGGAGGCTCCCCATCTCGCCTCTCGGCCACTTTATTCTGAATTCTGTGTTGTGTTCAACGTCCGACCTCATCATCGTGATGCCTGTTTCGATTTGGTTTAGCCTCTCGATGATACCAAAGTAAGCCCACGTTGCCAAAGATGCAGCAGCAACCATGCTTATGATATTTCGTAAAGGTAGTGCTACCTCTGTGTTCTCATTCAGCTTTGCTGGCATTTAGCTCTTCTCGTGGTTGAGCCAGACTGCAAAGGCACCAGCCAAAACACCTGTTACAACACTAACTAGAGCCGCCTGTTGAGCAGTAGGGTCTGGCAATTCCATGAACCACTCCACTACCCGCCAAGCCGATATTGACATCCCAATCATCATCAAGCGGGGGAGTATTTTCCACTTGAGAAATCTTTCCATTGTTATCTCTGTCACGATTCTTTCTCGCCTGTTCTTCTGTTGTCCGTTGTGAATGATCAAATACCATTACTTCTTCCTGAACTTGTCTAGTCCTTTTATTCCCAGTGCGGCACTGCACACAAGAAAAACCAAATATTGATACCAGTCCGGTAATTCATTCAAACGATCAAAGCCATTCTTTACCACTTCTTCCATGCCCGGAATGAAAACTAAAATTACGGGAATCAGTATAATCACCGTGACTATTTCATCTTTGATTGAGGATTTTGTAGACTCAGCCATAATCAATTCCCACTTGGAATCGTGAGTGGCTGCTGTCTTCATTATCTCCGCTTTCGCTTCCGCCTCAGTTTGCGCAAGAGTTGCTTTCGCTTTTTGCTTGGAAACTTGCCCCTCAACAAACGATCCAGCCAGTGAAGCAATGGGTCCAATAAGAGCCTGAAACATATCATTGATTCCTCTTTAAATTAGCCTGTGTGTCTATCCTATACACGTTAACCAAGTTACGGTCTTCCGCAATCTGTTCCTGTAAGTTCTGACGCTGCTGCGCCAACTCATATGCCTGCATCAACCGAGCCTGATCAATCTGGAAGTCCATCGCATCGTTCATCGCCTTGCGCTGAATTTCTTGCGTATCGTTCTGCAACTCCTGCTGACGAATAGCAACAAGCGGGTCAGGTTGCTGTGGAGGTGTTAGCAACGGTGCTAACTCTTCAGTTGTGTCGGCAACCTGCTGTGCAACAGCCGCTTCAAGTGCATCTGGATTCAGGTCAGGAATAGGCTCACCTTGTGCTTGAGCCTGTGCGCCTAGTTTTTGGAACATGTCTTGTACTAAATCACGAGAATGCATGGCAATGTGCTCTTGTACATGAGACTGCAACATCATGAACGCTTGTGGATTAGTTGCAGTAGCTGGCTGCTGCAACATGGCGGCATGAACACGAATGTGTGCAACATGGTCCTGTTGTTGAAACGCCATTCCGGGCATGCCTTTTAAGATGTTCGCATTTTCTGTTGCAGGGTCAACTGGCATTGGTGGTTGCGGTGGCGGCAAGATGCTATCAATATTTTTGATGTCCAATGCATCATACATACGACGGTATGCCTCATACATATTGTGCATCTGCGGCGCAGCCTGCGCCAACTGAAGCTGTGTCTGTGCCAGCGACAGCCGTTGCGCCATAGAAAAGATCGACGGGTCGGATACTGGGAGAACGTCTACCCGCCCGTCGAAGTCCTGCGCCATTATTTCGGGCGGGACATTCGGGCCAATCATGTACGGATAAGGTACAGGATTAAGTGCAAATATTTCTGACAGTAGTCTAAATTCGTTTTTCTGTGCATAATGCAGCCGCTTGTGAATGCTGCTGATTACTTTTGAGCCTTGCTCGATGAGAGCCACTGTTGTGCCGACTGGAGCTTGCGAATTAACGTCAGCGACCTTTGAGTCTGCCACTTGTGCAAATCTTCTACCAGAGTCAACAACAACTCCCAGAAGTTGGGCAAGCGTTCCAGATGGTTCTTTGTATGGAAGAGGAATAATGGCGTTACGAATATCGCCACCAGGAGCGTCAAGATCGCGGAACTCACCAGGGTTAACAGGCTCATCATCATTGCGAATGCGAACACCACGAGCCTTGAAACCGCCCGGTAAATTTGACAAAGTTCCAGCATCAATAAGCTGACGTAGTATTGAAGTTGCTGCACGAGACAGCCCTCCTATCATATGAAGTAGGCCAAAGCCATAAAAACCAAAACCAGGAAGAAACTTATAATGAACAAAGTACTGACGCTTACGCCGAAGAGGATCGGTTTCCCGCCAGTTGCGAACAACTGACAAAATCTGCCCAGAGCCTTCGTCCATTGTGACAATGTAAGGCAGCTTGATACCTGTCGCCTCACCCATCGCATCCATATCCTCAAATCCCTCAAGGTCCAAATCGACATGGATTTCATGGACTGTAAACATTTCATCAGAGTAACCCGGACGGAGACCTTGGATATCATCAGATTTACCCCGTATTGTTGAATCAGCCTCTTCATCTTCAGTAGTTGAGAGTGATACGTCACGATATATACCTCCTACTTGTAGCTTTCGGATATCGTTCTCGCTCATGCGAACTACATGTGTGTACCGCTCGGCAGTCTGTAAATCTGTCGCGCTGTACGGCACAATCAAATCTTCCGCAGGCACAAACTTCGACATAGCTCTCTGCTTCATCGGGTCGAAGTATACCTTCTTGAACGTCGAACCTGTAATCGGCAAATAGAAAAGCATCTGATCTGTGTCCAGATCATACTCTTCCATCACCTCTGTAATCTGATAATTCATGAAGTCCTTGACCCGCTGGGCTTGATCTTCGACTTCTTTAGACTGCATACCTACTATCTGTGTCTTTACAGGACCACCGGGCGGTAGCATTTCTTTGTATGCCTGTGCCTGAAACTGTGTCACAGCTTCTGACAACAGCGGATGTGTCACACCAGACGCACCCATGAACGGTTCATTCCGCTCTTCATAGTTGATACCCAGCAGTGTCAAGCCCTTGGCAATAGCTTCTTCCCAATCTTCCCGTGAAGACTTGTCTTCATCAATCTTGCCACTAAGGTCCGAGGACAAAGATCCAAGGATGGAGTCATCCAACACTTCAGCCAAGTTTGCATTGTGGTCGTAGACTTCAGCCTCAACCTCAACCATTTCCTCATCTCCAGCAATCATGATGCCTTCAGGAAGGTCATCCATTAGTGGAAGTTGGACCTCGGTCATTTGTTCTTCTGCGGACATGCCGGGGCCACCTGCACCCATTGCAGCTTCTACTAATCTAGGGGGTAATGCCATTAGAATGTTCCTTTAAATGTGCCGCCGCGCCCCAAAAGCAAAGCACCACCGTTTTTCATTTTCTCAATTTTTTTTCTTCTGCGAAGAGTTTGTTCAAGATCTGGGTCAAGATAAAGCGTAGTATCACCGCTTTTTAAACGTCTTGACTGCAAAAACAAAGCATCAGCGTCAGGAGCATCTCCTAGTTTACCGCCCCTGTCTTTTAACTGAGGACCCTTGTATTTTTTTCGTATAATTTTTGGGGCTTTTCTAACCACTAAAATGTTCCTTTAAATGTGCCGCCAGACATCACATTACTTCCTTTGCCATAGCACCGATGCCTGAGTGTATCATCTTTCGTGGTCTCAAGTCCACTTCTCCGCCTTTTGCGCGGCGAATAAGCCTGCCTTCAAAGATTGCCCTTACCGCCGGGTCGCGTAAATTAATTTTAATAACGGGATGGTCTAAAACCTTTCCCGGTGTAAGTTCATAGTTTTCTACAACCTCAAAGTTAAAGTCAGGATTCTCGGCTTTGATTTTGTTCAACCCCTTTTTTACACCTTTGTCGTAAGTGTTTTTAAAACCCGCACGTTTTGCTGGGTCACGACTAAAACTAGATCTACCGCCTGTCCTCATAAGATCCTCAAAATTTGGAAAGATAAGTTCGTCTACCTCTCCGCGCTTTACCATTTCCTGAATAATTAATCGTGGCATGTATTCGTCAAAGTCACGAGTAACAGCGAAGGGTTGACCAACAGTTGCAGGTTCAACTCTATCTTCTAAAGGTTGTTTTAAAACGAAATCGGTAGAGTTACGCGCAAACGCATTTTTAATTTTTTCATACTCACCCTCTCCAAACTTAGCATCAATTTGTGCTTTTAACTTTTTATTTTTTGTGGTGCCTTTTCTTTTCATACGGGTGATAAATTTTTTGCTGGCAGGGTAACCGGAACCAGGATCTCCAAGCAAGGATCTTCTTGCAAAATCCCTGCTTATAGGCCCGGAGTAAAAATTTTCAAATAAAAACCAAAGCTCCTTTTTTAGTTCATCGGGAATAAGGTCGTTTCGGTCGAGCCTTTGTGCTGCGCTTGTAACCCTAAACTTTATAAGTGGGTCGTTATCATAAACTTCTTTTGTCTGGAAAAAGTCATCAAAAGTTGCGATTCTATCTGGATTACGAACCCCGTCGAATGCTTC